CACCGACGGCGTCCTCCGGGTCGGCGAACGTGCCAGTGGCCAGTGCCTCGACCTTTGCCGCGACGGCGGTCTGGGTCGCCTTGGTGGCTCGGTCCTCGGCAGCCTGGGCCTTGTCGGCGAGTCTCTGAGCCTCGGTCTTCTGGGACTCCTCGATCTCGGCCAACTTCAGGGCCGCCTCGGCGTTGGCCTTGGCCCGGTCCTCGTTCTGGCGGGACAGGGTCTTCCACTTGTCCGCCTCGGCCTTCCAGTCCGTCGGCTCCGCCGGAGCCGCAGGCACGGGTGCCAGGGCACCTGGTCCCGCAGATGGTGCGGGTGCCGGGGCCGGAGCAGCGGGTGCCGGTGAGGGTGCCGGAGGTCCGGGCTGGGGAGCCGGGGCGGCGGGGATGGGCGGGGGTGTGCTCATTCGGTGCTCCCGTTTCGGGATAGGCGAGACCGCCCGTTTCGGGTGGTCAGATCAAGTAGCCGAAGAGCCGCAGGCGCCGGATGGCGTCCTCGCGGTTCTCGGCAAGTCGGTAGATTTCCTCGGGCATCAGCCGGGGCGTACGCAGCTCGAAGCGGGGCAGGCCCTGCCGGACCTCGACGCGGTCCCGGGCGAACCGAATCCCGGTCCGCGCCTCCGCCCGGGCACGCGCGGCCCGGTAGAACGCCCCCCGACGTGTGGCGCCCTCGTACGTGGCCCGCACCTGGCGGCCGTACGCGTCAGCGGTGTACATCCCGCGTCGGGCGTTGACGACCTGGCCGAGGTCCGCGCCGTCCCGGATCGCCTGGGCGCCGGCGACACCGAAGACCCGGTCCTGCTCCGCACGCGACAGATCACGGAAGTAGGCGTTCGGGTCGAGGAAGCCGCGCCGGCCTTGGTGGCGGGCGATCAGCGTGGTGGGCAAATGGATGCAGTCGCAGCGCGGGTGCCGCTGGAACCCGGTGTTCCAGCCGTACTCCTTGCCGGCCAGCAGGATGCAGCGCGAGCACGCCGGCGGGTTGACGACCCGCACCCAGCCCTGGATCGTGCGCTGGCCGGCCATCGCGGCGCCGGTCGCTCCTCTGCCGGCGTCGGCGACCTGGGTGGAGACGATCCGCAGCGCACTGGACAGCGATCCCCGGGCGGCCTCGGTCATGGACTGCCCGGCCAGCATCCGAACCTTCCAGTCGATGACCGGCTGGTACAGCAACGACACCAGCGGCCGCCCATCCGAGGCGGTGCCGGCGAACGCGCGCGGGTTTACGCGCCCTGCCGGGTCCGAGATCGCGCCCTCGGTGGCGATGACCGCCTCGACGTAGGCATCCGCGAGGCTGGCAGCGGCTTCCTGGCCGTCGACGACGGCCTGGACCAGGAGCGGCGCGAGCTGCTCCCAGGAGCCGCTGATGTTGCCGCGGTCGATCTGCCGCCACAGCGTCTGGACCCGGTTGACCGCGCGCCGTTCGATCCGCAGCTGCCGCCGGTACTGGGCCAGCGCGACGTCGCGCGTCGCCTGGTCGACCACCGCCTCAGCCCTTCGGAGCGTCCGGCAGCGGACCCCCGGCGGGCGCCAACTCAGGCTTGGGCCCGTACCCGGCAGCCGGGTCCCCGCCGATCGCGCGCTCGTAGGCGTCTTGGTCCATCTGCCGCATCCGGGCGCGCTGGGTGACGGTGTACCCGAGATCCTCGCGGCCCTGCTCGACGGGGATGATGTCGGCCTGGACCAGCTTGACCACCGCGTCCGCCTTCTGCGCGAACGTCGGAGTCGCCGGGTCACGCCACAGGGTCTCCAGGCGCTGCAGTCGCGGATCCCAGTCGCCGTCCCGGATCCGCGCGACCAGCCGGTTCATGCGCTCGTAGCCGCCGCCGAACGGCTTCTGCCGGCGTTCACAGCGCTTGATCAGCCGCGTCTCCCGCGACCGGATGGCGTCTGCGGAGGCGGCGTCGTCGGCGACCAGCCCGAGGTAGTTCGGGGGCAGAGCGGCCAACGCGGCAGTGATGCGGGCCAGCAGCTCGATGGTCTTGTGGAAGTTGGCCAGGTCGGCCTCCGGGAACTGGATGACGTCGGCGCCGTCGCCGTCCTGCCCGGTCTTGCGGTTCTTGGCAGTGGCCCAGATACGGCCCGCCAGCCGGGACCACACCGACAGCGGCTTGCCGTCCGCGTCGACGAAGTCCTCCTCGTCGAAGCCGAAGGCGGCCCGCCGGGGCAGGGCGTGGAACTCGGCGCCGACCATCATGTCGGTGGCGGATTTGCACGCGGCATTCGAGATCGGCAGGATCGCCGCCATCTCCGACACCCCGCCCGGCATCAGGAGCCGGCCCTTGTTGGGCAGCGCCGCCACCAGAGGTTCGCCGAGCATGTGGTCGTCGCGGTCGATCACGGTCCAGGTGCCGGGCCCGCCGGACTTGAAGTGCACCGTGGCGTCAGGCCGGTACAGGGTGGCGTATCGGTCCCGGGTTGCCGCGGTGTACGGGTCGATCTCGTTCCACCGCTTGAGCGCCGCCCGGATCTGCCGGGTGCCCGGGTCGTAGTCGGCATGCATCTGCAGCGGCGATTCGGCCGTCACCAACGGCGTCGTGGCATCTTTCGGGTTGGACCCGATGATCAGGAACGCCCTGCGCATGGAGAGCGCGTCGACGTGCGCGGCCTGGGATTTCTCGTCCATGCCGTTGGCCTGCCAGATCCGCCACAGGTCGTCATCCGGCTCGTCCGCGCCTGGGTACCGGAAGCCTTCGACGTCCAGGCGCTCCTCGACGGCGTCGACCACGAGCTGGGGCCAGTTGATGACGACCTGCTGGATCTGGTCGCCGATCTCCTTGAGCAGCTCCGGGTGCATGTAGGCGAGGGGCTGTTTGCCCTCGTAGTAGTTGTTCAGCTCCTGGAGTTCCTGCAGTTCGGCGTCGTGGCAGCGGGACAGGTATGTCGCCCACTCCTCGTCGTTCAGGTCCATCACATCACCACCATTCGGCCGTTCTTCTTGCGGTTGGCGCCGGCGGCGATCGCGTCGCAGCGGGCCTCCCAGGACAGGTCGCCGGCCATCGCGGCGTCCATTTTGAACGGGCTGTCGTGCCGTTCCTTCTCGATCACCCACAGCGGCTGGCCGAGCTCGTCGAGCATCCGCAGCTGCCGGCGGCGGGCGTTGGCGATGTGCTGGCGGAAGATCTCGTCACCGTTGTGCGAGACGTCGCCGGCGGTCATCGCGCGGGAGTAGGCGCGGACGCTGTAGGCCATGGCCTTGGGGCGATTGGTCCACCATTCCTGGACGCGGTCCTTGCCCCAGCGGCCGACCCAGCGGTTGATCATGCCGTCCCAGTACGGCGGATCGGCGTACACCCGCCACACTTTCCAGCGGTCCATCGCGGCCGCCAGGGCGTCGTCGACCTCGTCCTCTGGGCACTCCCATTGCTCGGCGTTCGGCGGGCACTCCCAGATACCGAGCGGCCACTGGAAGCCAGTCTCGACGTGAGTTGCGATCAGCGCGGTGGCGTCCCGGAACTGGGCGCCGTCGAAACCGATGACGATCAGATCCTTGTCCGGCACGACGAACTCGGGCCGCGCGAGTGACTCCCAGCGTTTGACGTCGAAGGCCTGGCGGCCTGCCTGGACCCGCCGGTTCAGCCAGACCCGTTCCCAATAGGCCTTGTCGGTGTCCGGCTGGTTGTACAGGGAGGCGATCGAGTCGACCTGGCCCTCGAAGTCCGGCCACTGCGCGACCGACGGGCCGGATGCCTCCCGGATCGCCGCGCGCAGCTGCTCGATGTCGGTCAGGTCCTCGCCGACCCGCGGTGAGGCCTCCCGGTGGAAGAAGAAGAACGTCCGCTCGACGAGCTTCCCCTTGGCCACCAGCTCGGCGAACTCGTGTGTTCCCTCGGCCACCGAGGCCTCGCCGGGGGTGTAGGTCGTGGTGGTCTCCAGCGACCAGGGGTCGGCCATCATCCGCTTGGGGATGTTGGCCAGCATCGTCTGGTGGCTGTCCTTGAGCCGGGGCAGCACGAACCGGTGCGTCTCGTCGAAGTGCTGGAACGTTGTCCTCGCGCCGTCATTGGAGTTCGGCGAGGACGCGAACGGGGCGGCCTTCCCGCCGCCGCCCCAGCGGGTGATGCGGTCCAGGCCCGCGTCGAACAGATCGTTGTCCGGGCCCTCGGTGCACATCACGTACAGCGCCCCGTACGCCAGCTCCTCGGTCTGCTCCTCGGTGTAGGCGACCATCGGGATGAACGGGTCAGTGACCGGCCGGCCAACCGGCTCGCCGTACGCGTCGAAGCCGTCGCACCGTACGGGAGCGTCCGGATGGAGCTCGCCGAACGCCACGGCGGCCGCGAGCTCCGTCTTGGCCGTGCCCTTGCGCACCGACAGCCCCACGCGCTTGAAGCGGCGCTTGCCAGCACGCGGGTGCCCTTGCGGGTAGACCTCGTACCAGCGGTAGACCAGCGCCCGCTTCTCCGCGTCCAGGCGGTACGGCTGCCCGCGCAGGTCGCCGGGGCCGTGCACGCACGCGTCCTCCAGGAGGTCGCAGACCTGCGGTCCGAGGGTGGGCCACGGCTCGGCGTCCTGACCGGGGACGATGAGCAGGCCCACGGCGGCCTACACCACGTGCAGGAGCGACCGCGGATCCGCCTC